CTTTACCTTACCACAAGTACAAGAACCATCGTCTTCAACTGTTGACTGACAATGAACGCATTTAATCTTCTTAGCAATGTTCATAATCTTCTCCTTTAAAATAAGTTCTCTTCTTCATCATCTTCATCTTCCTCAAGGGCATCAGATACCTTCTTAACTTCATCGTCAATTCTTTTCTGAATTTCCTCTGTTATCTTATCTAAACGGGATGTAATCTCCCCATCAAAATCAAATTCTTCATCATCGTGATATGTATAGTCAATGATAGTTCTTCCGCAGACTTGGCATTTGAATCGTTTATCAGGTATCTCATGGGGTGTCTTGAAAACGTATACTCCTAGTCCACAACCACATTCTACCTCTAAGAAGCAATCATCAAAGACAGAGACATCATTATCTGGATGGCTCTCCTTTATCATTGTCATTTTCTCTTCTACCATATCACTGTAGTATTTCTTCATTTCAGACTGAGTACATTCAGATTCTCTTCTACCATTCTCAAGAATGTCATTGAATCTTGAACTATCAAGGCAAAGGTCAATTCCTCTTAAGTCTATTTCAACACCATTTTCAGCAAGAGTGTCTAAAACTAATGACTCTATCATTTGGATACCAGCAACATATCCTATCAACCAATCTTTATCTTTAACTACTATCGGTACCCATTGGGCTTTGTTGTCAAATTTTGGTGCCTTATACCTCATAAATACCCCCCTAAAATATGTTGGAAGTATTTATAAGTCTATGATAGTGTTTTTCCCACAACGATAAATTTCAAGTATCTCTTTAATCTGGTCAACTTCTAGAAGCCTAATATATTCTTCAGCTTCTCTCAGACCAATATCAAAATATTTTGCGAGAATTTTCTTCTCTTGTAATGACAAATCTTTCTTGCCTTTGATGTACTTAAAGAACTGTTTTCGTTTTGGAAGTATAGAAAACATATATCTGTAATGAACATCTTTCGGAACTTGATGCCCGTTGATCTCATTCACAACAGGCAAAAAGACTTCCGACATAGACACAAACCGATTAATCATATAAGGCTGATACTTACTACGAACTTCCGGGTTATCAAAATCCAACTCCTCGTTCCGTTCAGTCATCGCCTTCAGATAATCAAATAATTCCATTTACAATACCTTTTCGACCAATGCGTCGATATCAATGTTTTCAATAAACTCAACAGCGACTTCTTGCCCAGCATCATAAATCTGGTTCAAAAGATTCGCTTCTGCTTCCTCACCAACATTTGGAATATCAACTTTTTTGTTGACTTTCTCCACAAGATTCTTCTGATACTCTTCACTCTTCACATAGTTCAAAAGATTCTTCTTAATCAATGGCCACGCCATTTTTGCCAATACTTTCTTTAGCCAGTTCATCTTATCCCTCCTGTGTGAATGGATTGATCTTCTCAAGTCTATCATAACCTTCGTCTATCGTAGGCTCTTCAAAACTATTCTTCATTCCATTTATGACTTGAGCCCATTTAGCGGTCTCATATCCTCTTGCCTCTTTCATTCTGTATTTGAGATTGTGTTTACTCTCAGTATACCACTTATATACAATCTCAGTCTTACCATAATCATCGTTAATTAAACCATAACTTGCCTCAAAATCTCTAACAGTTTTGATAATCTCAATTCTTCTTTCTCTCTTGATGTGCGTCTCGTCAACGATAACATCAAGTCCATATTCAAGAGCGCATTCAATTGCTTTATTGGTTGCCTTCTTGATGAATGGCTCATACTTGAAGTCAAAAGTATATATATCACCACCCTTTATCATTGTTCTGAAAGAGTCACGGTTGATGATAACAATATCCTTATTCTCTTGTGCCAACTTATTTGACATCGTTGACTTACCAGAACCGGGAAATCCAATATTAATATAAACAGTGCTCATATTTCTCCTTATCCTCTACTTAAAATTTTGAGACAGTTTAGACATTTAGTGTAACGTTCAAATTCTCGCTCACCCCAACAACCATGACCGACTTCATTAATATACTCTTGAGTCTGTTTGTGTTTACATCTTGTCTGTAATTGTTCTTTTTGAACTTGAAGTTCTAATATTTGAGCTTCAATATCTTTGACCTGTGTTGATATTCTCCGACTCATAGATCAATCTCCACGATTTCTGATTCAACTTCTTTGACTTCAAACTGGTCTCTTGTGAAAGGCAATGTCTTTCCCTTTGAAGTCCACTTATCAATGAATGCTTGTTTGGATTTCTTCCAAGGATCGTTAAACACACCCATACCAGAAGACTGGTGAAATATAAGCATGTCAGCAACAGCAACCTTGTAACCCATTTCTATTGCTCTGAAACAAAAGTCAATGTCATAGAAATCGTTTGAGTCGTAAGTCTTATCGTCAAATGCAAGACCTTCTTTGAGAAACTTTCCTTGTGTAATCATAATACAACCATCAACACAAACAAGATCATCAAAGTATCCTATGGCACCTTTTTGAAGGTGGAATCCTTCTCCTTGTCCACCACCATCTTTCCCTTGGAGTAAATGACCACGCATCTTATCTGGAGTTGTCATCCACCAACCACCCCGATCAGTCAACTCAGTAGCACCAGCAATTCCAAGAACAGCAACATCTTTCTTCTCCGAAAATAGAAACTCAACCTTATCACGGAAAAGATTGTCAACTATTCCTATGTCTTCATGCATGAAAATGACAATATCATCATCAGCAAGACCATTATTCATCATTAATTCTATTCCACCGTTATACTTCTCAAAGATGTTTTCTGGAACATCTTTATTTTGGTCAAAGACTTGCAAAAGTTGTCCTGAAATTTTCTTCATAGAAGGTTCAGTAAAAGCTTTAAACTTCTGGTCATTGTGTCTTGGTACAACACATTTAAAATTAGCCATTATAATACTCCCATAATCTCAAGCAAACAAGCGGTGAAGTTTATCTCTTTATCTACAACAAAAGCATTTCTATACATATACTCGGCTAAGACAAGAATAACTTGACCTTGTTTTGGTTTCTCTAAAAGTGGTAAGAAGTTGTCAAACATATTGCGATACATTTCGTCGAAATTATAGTTCCTTTCAATAACGAATCTTCTGGCATCTGTCAGTTTTCTATTCAAGACCATCTGATAGAATTCTGTGTCAACCTTCTCAACATCAAAAATACCAGTATCAATTATACCATTGTTCTTTGAATACATCTGAAGGAGATTAATCATTCTTCTCATATCTGGATAAAACACATCAACAAGTTTGACTATTGTTTCTTGTTTGAAATCAACTTTTTCAAACTTCAACATCCCACTAAGTCTATTGACAATAACTGGTTTCAATTCACTCTGCGAATCTTTGTTCATCATGTTAAAGTCAATTGGTTGGCATCTTGACTTCAGAGGCTCTATGATCTTTGTAGCATAGTTACAAGTGATAATAAATCTGCAACTGTCTTGGAATTCTTCCATGAATCCCCTCATAGCATTTTGAAGTTCTGGAGTTGCTCCGTCAAACTCATCAAGTATGCAAATCTTTTTGGCGTTTACATCATCACCAAACATGGAATACGAAGAAGCAAACTTTGAGATACGATTTCTCAAAGTATCAATTCCTCTTTCCAATGAAATATTGATATAGATATTATCCGCACCAATATCATTTGCAAGGGCTTTGGCAACGGTTGTCTTTCCGGTTCCTGGTGTAGAAGAATAGAGAAAGAGATTTGGAATCTCCTTCTCTTTTACAAGCTGTAAAAAGAACTTCTTGAGCGCAGGAGGAAGCAAAACTTGTTTAACATTTTCTGGGCGATATTTCTCAACCCACAAAGTATAGCTCATTTGCTTTTTACTCATTTCGTCTCCTTAGTCCTAAGCTTTTCAAGTTTCTCTGAATTTTCCTTTACAATCTTTTTAACTTTGGTCAAAGTGTAATTCAGAGACTTTGCGGTCTTCTTCAAAGAATCCTGTTTGATGTATTCCTTGAGAACCTTGTTGATCTCTCTTGTAGGTGTTTCTGGAATTTCCACTTCGTCATTTGAATCACGAACAGGAAGACCAGCGGCAACTCTTCTATTATATTCCCTACGGTCACGGCGGAATGCACTCTTGAGGAACTTCGCCATTCTTCTCTTCTGTTCCCTTGAGATTTTCTTGTTCATTCTCGTCGCATCCCAATATTCCTCAACTTGTTTGTCTTTCTCAGTTCTCCCACGGAAGATACAACGACAAGGAACAGGCATCTTAGTGTCTTTATCAACACCCTCATGCCCACGACCATAACAGTGATTACAACTTCCATCTGGATCACGAACATCAACATTGTTTTGCTTTGCAATTGCCTTTATGATTTGCCAAGGTGTCATGTCCTCTCTTTTGAGAACTTCACCCGTATCAGCGTCAACAAACCCATCAGCATCTTCAGGAACATCATACTGCTCACCAGTCAACAGACCTTCAGCTTCAAACTCATCCTCTTCACCAAACTCATCATCTGGAGAGAGCATCTGATTTTCTTCATCAATGACAACTTCTTCCTCAACAGTTTCCTCAGCGGCAACATCTTCCAATACCTTTGATTCAACCTCGGCGTCTTCTACTTTATCAACTTTCTTCTTTGTCATACCTTACCCCTTGATTTTGCCAGTGTAAATGTCAAGACTAAGATCATCGTCAACCAATGCTATACGAATAAACCCTTGCGCCTTGATTTCAATGATATAGTTTCTTTTAACAGGAAGATTTTTAAAAGTGTCGGAGAACATTACAAAGTCAATTTCATCATCAAAGTTAGAGAGATTCTCAACATCAAAAGTCTTCTCAAATGTGTTGTCATGGAGATTGTTGTAGACCTTAATGGTCAACTTCTTACCATTTCCGTAGACCTGAGCTTTTTTGGAATTGATAAGTCCAATCAACTTTAAAAGCTCATCCAATGCATCAGCAGACAACTCAATACGAACATCTGGATTGGAAAAGTTGATTGTCTTTGGCCCGGCTTCAATTGCTTCGGGATTTGCCAAAAGATAACTTGTCTTAGAACTTCCTTCTTTGAGAGTCACGCTCTTCTGACTGATTGAGATTTCTGGTTCTCCAAGAGCCTTGAAATACTGGAAGAATTCAGGATAGTTGTAGAACGCAACCCGATCTTCAGTGAAGTCAAAGTATTCTCTCGGAGCTTTCAATTCGTAAGCAATGGTTGATTCACTGTCAGCACGTCTGACAACAACATTGCCCTCTTCGTCCTTTTCAAATATGACTTGGGTATTGATAGACGTAAGGTCTTTCACCAAGTCAAACAATTCACTATTATACTGGACTTTGGACATAACACAACTCCTTTTGTTGAATTATTGATTCTGTTATAATGATAACATCTTATTCGTTGTTTGTCAAGAAAATTTCCTTAATGAAACCTTCTATTTGCGACTTTTTTCTGAGGAACTTGGAAAGGGTATCACACCAAAAAGGTGGAACAAATATTTCTTCACATTGATCCTCTAGGGCTCTTGGTTCATCGCTTTGAAAAATACCACCCTCTTCATTGAAGCAAGCCTTACAATCAGGAAGCCAAACCTCTTGAATTTCATGTCTTGACCAAGAGTGAACGGGGTCCATCTGAACGGTAACTTTATACTTTAACGCCTTCATCGGTCGTCTCCCGATCCTTCCAATTGTCCTCTTTCTTTGCGACTAAAAAGCTTATCAATGTTACCTTGGGCAACATCATCCATTGAAACATTCAACTCAGAACACATAGCAGCGACATACCAAAGAACATCACCAAGTTCTTTCTTCAAGTCCTCAACATTTTTATCTGTAATCTCTCCACCTTGGTCACGAAGAATCTTCTTTACCTTACCTTGAATTTCTCCGACTTCACCAAGACCATTAGCACAATACGAAAGACCAAGGAACTTCCTAACGGTTGAAGGGATTTCCTCGTAACCCATTGCGTCAAACTTTTCCAAATAGATTGCGGTCTTACTTGCTTTTACTTGATAATCTCTAAATTCCATTATACCTCCACTGATACATAATAGCGACCTGCGCCTGGAAAATTAAACAGTTGATACATTTCATCTTTAACGTGTAGAATTAAACCACTATCAGACCCACCGGGTCCTTTGTAACCAACAATCAATTTATCTTTAAGATGTGGTGTTGGACACATTTCCATACCGTTGAGTCTATTTCCAACAACCCCGACTCCAAATTTTTTGATTCCTTCGTAAATGTCTTCTGGGAGAAGAACGAAGTTACCAGCACCGCGTCTTGTTGTTATGGCTATTTTAGAACCCGCTTGTGTAATTGTGGAAACACATTGGAATCCGTCCCAACCTTCTTCAAGTTTGAATCGGTGGGATGCTATTTCATCCATTTTCTCAATGATGTCTTTTATAATTCCGGCGTGGAATGGTTTGTATTCTTTGGGGTCTATGTCAGCTTGTTCAATCTTCAGACTAAGAGTTGGCCAATCTTCTACGGCATCATCCGCACTCAAATTCCATTTATTAGCGATTTCATCCATTGCCTCATTTGCTTCTTTGGACTTTGCTGACTCATAAACAATTCTTAAAGCAAAAGCTTTTTCATCACTCTGAATAGGTATAATGTCTTCAAATTTAATCATTGGAAGACTCCTCTTCAAGTCTGCTAATATGTTCTCTGAGGACGGTGTTACAAAACTGATTGAATGTAACATCTTTTTCGTGAGCCATCTTTGCGAGTGTAATGAACTCATAGTCTGAGAGTTCAATTTCTACGTTTTCAAAACCTGTGTTTTCTTCATTACGACACATAATATAAACTCCTTTTCAATATGAAGGAACTGCTATACATAAACTATCATATCCAAGTTCTTTTATTCTTCCTTGAATACCCCGGAGAAATTCATTTGCTTTTGATCTTGGCATTTTACCAATCGGGACATACACTAAGTTCAATCCTTCTTTACTTAGTGTATATCCTTGGTATTTGATTGTTTTTTCGGTAGCAACTTCTGTTGAAAAATTCCATTTCACAAAATTGTCTTCTTCCATAATAAACCTCTATCAATTTTGATTGTTTTTTCTGTAGCAAAATTCCACTTGATAAAATTATCTTCTTCCATAATAAACCTCTATCAATATTATAACATGTTCAAATCTTTTTGTCAAGAAAAAAGTCTATCAGGAACAACCAGCGTACCCGCAATTTTTACAAACGAAACATCCACTTTCCATGACTAATGTTTCTTTACACTCCGGACAAGTCATTCCAACTATTTGTCTTCCATCTTCAATAGTTGTTCCAATGAACTTTCTAACAGCCGTAAGAAGTGTAGAAACATTATCTCCATCAATACCAGTCAAGGATACAAGGATATCTTCTCTTGGAACATTATGCCTCATACAAAGTGACACCATACGAGCAAGTCTGTTATGTGGATAATCACCAAGACACTTTTCCCAAGTATCATCAATAATCTTCTGGTCAATACCAACACCAAGAGCCAACTTAGTGAGAGACTTACACGCTCTGTTACAAGCAATGGTTTGCTTAGTATCGTTTGTGTGGATCCAGAATGCCACTGGATATTTCATTTCTTTGTCATCTGGGAGATAAC